CAAAGCTCAGGATCGGTTCAAGGTCGTGGAGGCGCCGGTAGCGGAAACGCTTCAAATAATTACGGAATAGGTGGAGTTCTTCGTAATCAAAATATTTACATTCAAGCAGCCGGTTCAACAGGTAAAAATCTTTCCGTAGGTTCTGGCGCAAACGGCTCTGAGTCTTTTGTTAATTTATTGAATATTAATGCTGTTCCAGCTTCACTTGCGCAAGGTGTTAGAGGACGAGAAGGTTTGGGATCATCTAGCGCTTCTGGTGGTTTAAGTAATGGTGGTGGGTTAGGTCGTATCAGTAGCTCGGGTGGCGGTAGTAGTGGAGGTTCTAGTTCCTTTACAACTACTTCTGGTGGAGGCGGTGGAGGAGGACTTCAAGCTTTTTCCTACGGAACTTTTCCAGCTTCACTAAGTAGCGGCGGTTCCAGTTTTTCTGCGGGGAACGGCGGTGGCGGTGGTGCGGGCACTACTGGCAGTGGAAACAATGGCACTGCTTCAGGTGGTGGTAATGGGGGTTCTCCTAACGGCGGCCTTGGCGGAACAAACAGCCCTGCCTTGGATGGAGCTAACGCTGGCGTTGGTGGTGGCGGTGGTGGTGGCGGAATTACTAAGAGTGGCGGGAATGGATCAAACAGCACTTCTTGGACATATAACTACCTAAACGGTGTTGCTGCTTCCGGAACTATTGGCGTTGGTGGTGGGGGCGCAGGTTCTGGATATCAATCAGGGGCAAACCGTGTTCAGGGTGGTGACGGCGGAATTGGCGCTGGCGGTGGTGGGGTAGGCTATTACAATAGCGCAACAAATCCATACGGCGGCTCCGGGGGACCCGGACTTGTTTTGTTCGTGTACGCTCCCGGTATTGAAGACGTTAGCACACAATTAATTGGATAAAATCAGGGACAGGGGAATGAATTTTGAGCCAATTGCCAGATCCGGGAAATCCGGCAGAAGTCGCCCGTTCGGCGTTAGGTGGCATAAAAGAAGCCATCAAGGTTGGTCGAGAGATCAAGGACACGGGCAGGGAAGTCAGCAACTTCTTGGACGAGGAAGCCAAGGCTAGGGTTGCGTGGAAAAAGAAGCAGTTACAGTTACAAAGGCGGGGCGATTTAGTATTTGTTGATGCGGCCAACGAGTATCGTGAGGTCCGTAAAATACGTGCAGCCGAAGAGGGCATGTACCAGGAAATGGAGCAAGAGTTTGGCAGGCAGGCGGTAACGGAGGTAAAAGCTTTAGTTACCCAAATGCGTAAGGAAAGACAGATATTGGACCATGAATTCCAACGTCTTCGATCCGAGGAACGGTTGACTTGGATAATTATTTTTACTCTTTCAGGAATTATTTACGGCGTTTTTAAAGCAATGGGAGCGTGGTGATGTTACCAATAGCAGCACTATTAAGTATCGGAGAAAAGGTTTTAGACAAGGTTCTCCCGGATCCGGCTGCAAAAGCAGAGGCTCAGGCCAAGCTCATGGAGATGGCGCAAAAAGGCCAGTTAGCCGAGCTCGAGGCGATGACCAAGGAAATGGATTCGGCTCGCAGGCGCGAGATCGAGATTGCCACCAGCCAGTTCGCTCCAACCATTAATAAGATCATTACGCCCGTTTTAGCGCTTGGAACGGTCAGCCTAACCTTTATTTTGTTTTTGGTAATCATTTTTGCCGAGGTCAATGCCAATTCAAAGGACATCCTGATCTACGTTCTTGGCGCCCTGACCTCTGCTATGACTATGGTTTTAGGCTACTACTTTGGATCTAGCCAGGGCAGTAAGGAAAAATCCTTACAACTTGACGAAATCATGGACAAGAAGAAATGAATTTAACCGCTAACTTTACTTTGTCTGAAATGGTGAAGTCTGATACTGCACTGCGTCATGACATGGATAACACGCCTGGGGAGGCAGAAATTGAAAATCTTAAAAGACTATGTGAAAAAGTTCTTCAGCCTATTAGGGAGCATTTTAAGACTGGGGTCAAAGTCAACTCGGGCTTCCGCCATCCGGACGTCAATGCCAAGGTCGGAGGCTCGAAAACGAGCGATCACTGCAAAGGCCAAGCAGCGGACATCGAAATCCCAGGCATCCCGAACGCGGACCTTGCAAAGTGGATCACAGAAAACCTCAACTTCACGCAAGTCATCCTCGAGTTCTACACGCAAGGTGTCCCGGACAGCGGCTGGGTCCACGTCAGCTACGACCCGCAAAACCTCAAAAAACAAGCCTTGACCGCCGTCAAGCAAAACGGTAAAACTGTTTATTTGCCGGGGCTGCAAGCATGAAAGTTAAAAAAGACTCTGGGGGTCCAATTACATAATGGGTTACTTTCGATTAGCCTTTAAACCTGGGATAGATAAACAAAATACCGAGTATGGCTCGGAAGGCGGATGGATTGATTCCGATCATGTCCGCTTTCGGTTTGGCCTTCCGGAAAAAATGGGCGGCTGGGAACGACTTGTTTCTCAGGCGGTTATATTGCCTGTCCCAGGTCCAGCAAACGATCCCTTGTCTTTAATAGGCCAAGCAAGTGATTTATTTACTTGGAATGCCTTAGACGGCACTCCTTACGCTGCCATAGGAACAAACAGAAAGTTATATATTTACACCGGCGGTCAATATTTTGATATTACCCCAATCAGATCAAGTAGGACTGGTCTAACGTTTACTACGGTAATAGGTAGCGCAACCGTAACCGTTAATTTAAGTAATCACGGCGCTATCCCAGGCGATTTTGTCACTATTAGTAACACTACTGGCAACCCTGGCTTACTCCCTAACTCTACGTTTGATCAACAGTTTGAAATTCAAACTGTCATAGATTCGAGTAGATTTACCATTCTTCTTCCTACCCAAGCATTGTTTACAGACACTGCGGTGGGATCAGCAAGCGCTAATTTTGAAATTACTGTTGGAAATGATGTAAGCTTTTTTGATTTTGGCTGGGGAACGGGCACTTGGGGTTTATCTACCTGGGGCACCCCCCGTCCTCCTGGAATTGTTAATCGCGGGTCACAAACCTGGCAGTTTGATAACTACGGAGAAAATTTAATTGCTGGAGTGGTTGATGGTCCTGTGTATCAATGGTCGCCAACAATTGGAACTGCAACAAGAGCTCAAATTGTGAATGGAGCTCCAACTAGAAGCCGTTTTTCTTTGATATCCACTCCAGATCGTCACCTCGTATGCCTTGGAACAGAAACTATTATTAATGACAGGCTTAGCATTGACCCCATGTTTGTACGGTTTTCTAGCCAAGAAGACATAAGCCAATTTAGTGAATCTGCCACAAATACTGCGGGTGGGCAACGTTTAACTGATGGAAGCAAAATCTTATCGGGAATCCGTTCTCGTGGCCAAATTTTAATTTTCACCGACACCTCTTTGCATGGCATGCAGTACATTGGCCCTCCATACACTTTTGGATTTCAACAACTTGGGGCAAATTGTGGAAGCATATCACCCCACGGAGCAGTAGACGTTAACGGTTTAGCCTTTTGGATGGGCACAGAGTCTTTCTACGTATTTGATGGAACAGTCAAGAAGTTGCCTTGCACAGTGCAAGATTACGTATTTAAAGATCTCAATATTATCCAAGGGGAAAAAGTATATGCAGGCGTTAACAGCCAGTTTAACGAGGTAACCTGGTGGTATTGTTCCTTTACCTCTGACTACATAGACCGATTTGTAAGCTATAACTACGTAGAAAATTGTTGGCACATTGGAACAATGCCGAGAACTGCATGGTCAGACATCGGCACATTTGATCGACCACTGGCAACTCAGTATTTTGAAAACGCTAACTACCCCATTCCTTCTCCACAAGTACAGGGATTAACCGCTGGCAGAAGTGTTGTTTATCGACAAGAAACTGGTTACAACGGGGATAATTCGGCGATAAATGCGTATATTCGCTCTGGGTATTTTGACATTGGCGATGGCGATCAAATGTTGTTTATGAAACGGTTTGTACCCGACTTTAAAAATCAAGTGGGTAATTTGACTGTCCGTTTGTTGCTGCGTCCATATCCTCAAGCTAGCGCCAGCCCCAGTTCATTAGATCCTTATGTAATCACTCCAACCACTCAAAAAGTGGACACAAGAGCGCGAGGGCGGCAGGTTAGCTTAGGAATTGAAAGTACAGCCCTGAACACAAACTGGCGATACGGCACGTTGCGGGTAGATATACAGCCCGATGGATTAAGATGAGCAAGATTACTAACGTTCGTTTGCCTAACGCAAACACATTAACATTTGATCCGCGACAGTTTAACCAACTTGTACGATCTCTTGAGCAAATTGTTTTACAGCTTAACAGTACTTACACGCCGAACACGACCGAAGACAAAGACCAGGCTCAGTCTTGGTTTTTTTCTGGGGCAACTGGGGCCAGTAAATATGATCTTACTGCCGGTTTAGCCCTAAAAGTTAATAAGGCTGGCGACACGATGACCGGTAATTTAACCGTGCCGTCTATAACTATTGGTGCTTTTACTATTCAAGAAACTGCCGGTAAATTGACTTTCTCAGTGGCGGGCAACCCTATTGCTTCGCTAGATACGTCTGGCAACTTTACCGCACTGAACAACGTAACAGGCTTTGGTACACCATGACGCTAAATGCTTCCGGTCCTATAAGCCTTGGCGGTCCTGTTATTGGGCAGTCAATTCAGTATGAGATTTACGAGACGACCACTAATTTAATTACGTTAAACGACCCTAAAGTACGCGCTTTAGCGCAGGTGCCCTCTGGCGCCATCGTCAT